CTGGGAATAAAGTTTCTGCGGCACATTGAGCGCACCGGCATGCTTTTCCATTTCATCTCCGCGGAATCCGAAAACCCGAAAAAGGACTATGTAACCATTCGCAAAGAATTGGGAACACACAGTAAGCCGCTTCTCGAAAAACAGGAATATATATATCTTTCGAAAAGTGACACGGTGGACGAAAAACGCATCAAAGCGATAATGAGTGAATTCAAAAAAAAGAAATTATCCATCACTCCAATCTCAATCCTTGACGATGAAAGTGTAAAAAAGGTGAAAGAATTATTGAACGAGATTAAAAAAGAGAAGTAAAGTAGCCTGCGTATTACCATCGCAGACACCCAAAAACCCACCCACAATGAATAAAATTATTAAAAACAACTTTAAACCACATAAAATAATGAAAAAATCAAAGGAATTTATAAAATCAACACTTTCTTACATTGTCAGTAATCCTGAACAAATTGTAATAGACGACAAAACAGATGAAATGGGGGTTCTTATTACCGTAAGAGTTGCAAAAGACGATATGGGGAAAATCATCGGCAAACAAGGCGCAACCGCGCAAGCATTACGAACATTAGTCCGTATTGTTGGAATGTCTGAAAATGCCCGCGTGAATCTTAAAATTGAAGAACCAAATGAAAATAATTGAACTATCAATTGAAGACATAAAACCTTATCCAAAGAATGCGAAACAACATAAAGACTCTCAAATTAAAAAGATTGCAAATTCAATCAAAGAGTTTGGATTCAATCAACCAATTGTTATTGACAAAGAAAAAATTATTGTAGTTGGACACGGGCGATACTTTGCCGCCCAATCTCTTAGCATGGAAACAGTGCCAACTATTACAGTTGACCTTGACGAAGAGCGCGCCAAATCCTATCGCTTAGCTGATAACAAACTCAATGAAAGCGAATGGGAAATGGATATCGTGATTGAAGAGCTAAAAGGTCTTTCGCTTGAAATGATTGACCTCACGGGCTTCAATTCAAATCTCATACTTGAAACCAAAGAGGACAAACCCGACCTAAGCGCGGTAGGAAAACCCAGAAGTAAACTTGGTGACCTCTACGAGTTGGGACCACACAAACTCATCTGTGGCGACTCAACTGATGTAAAGACATATGAGAAATTACTCGGGGATGAACGGGCACGGTTGATATTCACAGATCCTTCGTACTCGGTTAATTATGTATCTATTGCCGGCAACACTTATGCAAGCGAGAAGTTCGGCGGTACAGGCGGCCGAATATTCAATGACGACAAAACACCCGAGGAAGCGTTAGATTTCTACAAAAAAGTCCTCAAACAGCTCTACGATTTCTCGACCATTGACGCGAACATTTATTGGTGGTACGCATCACGCCTTACTGATATCAACATGGATGCATTCCGTGAAAATAAATGGCACTGTTCGCAGACAATAATCTGGCTCAAAAACAGCATGGTATTCTCATTAGGTCAGAAGTTCCACCGCATCTACGAACCCTGCTTAATGGGTTGGAAGCAAGGTCAGACCTCATACCAAGACTTTACATTCTCCACATTCACCGAGCTATGGACAACGGGCGATCAGAAAACATTCGCCGAACATCTCGATGTTTGGTATCAGAAGCGTGACAACACAATGCAGTATATTCATCCGACCCAAAAACCCGTGCAATTAGCCGAACGAGCACTCAAGCGTTCAAGTGAGAAGAATGATATTGTTCTTGATGCATTTGGTGGATCAGGAAGCACACTCATCGCCTGCGACCAATTAGAAAGAAAATGTCGGATGATAGAATTAGATCCCAAGTATGTGGATTGTATTGTATCAAGGTATTGCAAATATAAAGAAGATATGACAATAGTGAAGAACGGCAAGCAAATTCAATGGTTGGCATAATAAAAGTGATATAATAAATATATGGCAAGACCAACAAAAAAAGAAATTTGGAAGAAGAATATAGCTTATGGAGTAACAAAAATGAGCGTAGCGGTTGTTGCAAAGTTTGGTGAGGCGTTTGCTATAGGCGCAAATGATAAACAAGCTTGTGAGTATGCAGATGTTGACCCGTCAACATTGTGGCGTTGGGAGCAAAAAAATCCCGAACTTCGCAAATATTTCGAAAGGATGAAGCAGAAACTACCTCTCAAGGCAAAGGCGAATATAGCACAAGCTATTCATGCTAATAACTTGACATTCTCTCAATGGTTGGTGGAACGGCAAGAGCCTGACGATTATGCCGAAACATTCAAAATGCAACACTTTGATGAAACCAAAGGCGACACCCCGCATAAAGAAGACATTGAAGCTACTGAATTATTCCACAAAACAATCAAGGAAAATATGAGGAAAAGACGAATGGAAAAAGCAAAACAAGATGGCGAAATTAAAAAAGACGACATTTGAATATCACAACATTCATGATTGGATTATAAAGGAAAAAATTAAGAACGAGAAAGGCGAGCTAATAGAGTTTGATAATCACCCCTTTCTATATGACATCTACGCCGACCAAGCACAGCGACTAACAACAATGAAATCCGCGCAGGTTGGTCTTACTACTTGTGAAATGTTAAAGAATCACTTTGATGCCAAGAATTATAAACTCGACATAATTTATACTTTACCTACCGATGGCGATGTCCGTACCATGGTTGGTGGAAAGCTGAACAGAATAATCGCTAATAATCCTTGTATGATTGCCGATGTTGCCGACAAGGATTCTATTGAGGTCAAACAAGTAGAAGACTCGATGATATATTGTAGGGGGACATGGAGTAAAAAAGCGGCTATGATGACCCCCGCAGACCGCCTTGTTCACGACGAAAAAGACAGCTCCAAACTCGATGTCATCTCCGACTACCAAGCCCGACTCCAGCATTCTAAATTCAAACAAACACATACATTCAGCCACCCAAGTTTACCTGAGACAGGCATACACAATGATTGGCTTCAAAGCGACCAAAAACATTGGTTCATTAAGTGTCCCTCATGTAATCACTGGCAATACCTCTCATGGAATACAGAGGATAACAGAAAGATGTCTGTTGATATAGAACTTAAAGTTTTTATATGTAAGAAATGTCGCAAAACAATACCTGAATACGCGCGTTGGGATGGTCAGTGGATTGCTAAATACCCCGAAAGAAAATGGTCTGGTTATTGGGTGCCGCTTCTTATTGCTCCTTGGTTTACAGCTAAGGAATTAGTTGATAAATTTCAACATCCGGATACCACCCAGGAATTCTTTTACACCAAAATACTTGGCTTACCTTATGCAGACGCAAGTTCTAAATTATTACGTAAAAGTTTTTTTCAAAATCTTACTGGCAAACAATGGTCACCAGACACAACAGAACGAATTGTGATAGGAATAGACACAGGTCTTCGTCTTGATTATGTAATGGGAAATAAACACGGACTATTTTTTCACGATGATTGCGATGATTACGGCACTCTTGATGGAATAATGAAACGATGGCCTAAAGCTATTGCGTTTATAGACGCGGGGGGTGATTTAATAGGATCCCGCGCTTTTGCTGAAAAGTGGATAGGGCGAGTATATCTCTGCTATTTTGTGGGCGACAAGAAAATTAATGAATTATTCAAATTCGGCACGAAAGACGAACGAGTAACAGTTAGTATAGAGAGAAATCGTGGGATACAATTAGTAATAGATGAGTTTCGAACCCAACGCATACCCGTTCACGGAACAGAAGACGATTGGTTTGAATATTGGACAGATTGGAATAATCTCTCTAAACTTAAAGTGCTTGACCCTGATACTAATGTTGTGAAAGGATATAAATGGGTTCGCGCCAATAGAGACCACAGGGCGATGGCGACGGTGTTGTGGCGAGCAGGTATGAGTAAATTTGCTGGAATGGGAGATATAATAACACCACAAGATAATTTAAAACCAAACAGTTATTTACTCAATCCTGATGGTTCTGTCGATTTTAATCCAGAAGAATTTTTTGATAAATTTAAAAGCCGTTTCATCCTGTTAGAAGCAGGTCGCGGTCAGCGCCTGCCAGCTATTATTTTGGCGACTGCGATTTCTGCGCAACGATG